CGCAAGCACGACGTTATCGAACGCCGCTCCGTTCCCCCACACACCTTCCACGTAACCACCTACAGTGCGTCGTACATACGAATCGAAGTCGTTGAGGACTTCGCGGATGGGCCGGGCGCTATGAGGGTCAGAAATCGCAAAGCGAGCATCGTCATGCTGCTTTAGCCACCACATGACTGTGGCGCCGCTCACGGTAGCGCCGCTGTCGATGGCGGACTGTAGGTCTACGATGGCGTAGAACTGGTCTCTGAGCGTGTGCTCATCAAAGACAACCGCACCGATAGACACGATGGCGGCGGACGGCCGCGTGCCCATGGTCTCAAGGTCGATCATTATGTGCATGATAGTTCTCTCCTTATAGTAGTAACGGCTAACTTAGGTAGCCGATAATTAATCGACCGCGCACCACGGCTACCTATACAGGCTATGCGCCTGCCCCCCACGTACAGAAAGTAGTGGTCCCGCGATGCGCGGACCTCCCAATCCGAACTTAGGGCCTGTATTTCCTTGCGCACCGCAGGGTCTACGGCCCGCGGTATGGACCTGCCGAGGTTCTTCATTTGGTACTCTCCAGGTCATTACGGGCGAGCCGGGCGTAGCCCTCGATGTCGAGCCAGTGATCCGGTTCGTTCGGATTGCCGCTGAGGATGCGGCTGATCTTTCCAGCGATCATGTCCAGTGCTTCACGCTGCACTAGGGTAAGCCCAACATGCCCCTGCCGGAACAGGGTGCGCATCTCTTGGGCATAGAATGCGTTATCGGCGAAGCTACCGTGGGTCTTACTGCGGTCGCTGAGTGTTTCGTCTACGGACTGCGAGGTAGGCATAGACGCCTCCTAAGAGTTTGAGTTGGACAAGATCAACGATGCCGGCCTTGTACGCCTGGTAGGCGATTGGCGCCCGCCAGCAACCGGCGAGGTTGGGAGCGATAGCATAAACAACTGCCTGCCCAGGCTCTAGGTCGGTCAGCGCAGCTATGATCCGGTTGTGGGTAGTGGTCTCCGCCGCCTTAGAGGTAGGACGCACAGCAAATAGCTTGGTGTAGTCGTCCACTAGGTCCGGGAGGGGGTGCTCCAGCCGGGCGGGAGGCACCAATGGGCGTATGGTCTCAAGCATTCTCCGTCTCTCATATGGGTAGAGGTTATGTAGCAGCAGCGGCGGCGTTTAGTTATGCGGCATTTCACCGCCTCCCTTCTTGGCGCCATAGCCCCGACCATAGCCGTTGCCGCCCCACCCGTCGCCATAGCTGCGGGCGAATCCTCGGCGATAGCCGTTGCCACGGTCGTAACCGTCGCCGTCGCCGTCGCCGTCGCCGCTGCCGTAGCCGTAGCCGTAGCCGTAGCCGTCGCCGATGCCATAGTCGAAGCTACCGAGGGGATAGGCTGCCGCAGTGGGCAGCAGCCTGAGGTGGGTGAGTAGTGGTTTATTCATCGTCACCGCCGTCGCCGTAGCTAAAGCCGTAGTCGTAGCCGTAGCCGATGCCGTTGCCGTTGATGAGGCCGTAGCCGCCGCCGTTGGCGTCGCCGTAGCCGAGGCCGTCGCCGAGGCCGAAGCCGTAGCCGTTGCCGAGGCCGAAGCCGTTGCCGAAGGGATAGGCTGCCGCAGTGGGCAGCAGCCTGAGGTGGGTGAGTAGGAGTTTATTCATCGTCGCCGTCGCCGCTGCCGTAGCCGTAGCCGTCGCCGTCAACGTAGCCGTAGCCGTAGCCGTAGCCGTAGCAGTAGTCGCCGTAGCCGATGCCGTAGCCGAAGGGATAGGCTGCCGCAGTGGGCAGCAGCCTGAGGTGGGTGAGTAATAGTTTAGTCACTATCGAACACACCATACGCCTCGCGGAGGACGTAGCTGTACTGGTCGATCAACTGCCGCAGCCCTTCCTTGGCGGGAGCGTCGTACATAAACTGCCGGGCTATGAAGATACACAGCGGTACTGGGAACTGCTGCGTCTTGATGGCGTCCACCCAGTCTTCGACGAAAGGCCCTCGGTACAAAGGAGCGGATGCTGTGTATGCCCCCAGCCGGTGACGGACCAAGAACCCCTCTGTCCACGCCTTCCTATCGCGCAACCACTGCCGGCGCATATCGTTGTTCACTCGCTCTGTGTACTTGGGTCTGGGGTTCCGGGCGATGTGTGTGGTCATGTCGATCTCCAGCCCAGGGAACACCTCATAGCGCTCAGCGCCCAGGACTACGGCCGGGAGTTGACCCCGCTTGATAAGGTCGAACCCGAACACAGCGTAGAGCGCGTAACCCAGGGCGAAGTCCCTTGGTAGGTCGAGGAACTCCAGCGCATTGTCAGGGCGGATGATAAGTACGCTGGCACCGTAACGCTCGAACTTGTAGGTGCCGGGCGTATCGCCCGGCATGAACCTACACCCACTGGTCTGCAGCGGCCTGCCGTTAGCAGGGCTCCTCGCTTTGGCCATGTAGGCAGCGACCTGGTCGTAGGACCTAAACTTCTTCATCTGCGAACTCCTCTTCTAGATCACGGTATAACTGCTTCATCTTGCCACGGAGGAACGACGTACAGTCGGCCTCCAGGGTGGGGTACTCGGCGGCAAGCTGGGTGTCGTAGCTGTCGATGACGGCTTCATGGAAGTCAGTGGGGGCGTCCATTACCCACCAGAACTCATCGACCTCGACGTTCACTGACACACTGTTCTCGTGGTAGTAGTAACCAGAGTGGCAGACATTGACGGTGAACTCACCGCCTGCTGCTACCAGCTTACGTGTCCAGGGTAAGCCGTCCTTGCCGTTCATGGCGTGCAAAAACAAAGCCGGGTCAAAGACCCGGCCAGTGAAACACGCTCCGTCACCCTGCGACGAGAAGCCGCTGAAGTATATCTCGTCTATCTCGAACCCATCTTGGCGCAGGTCCTCGATGTACCGCTGATACACTCCACCGTACCACTCAGTGAGATACGATTGGTCTGACACGCGCGACATGCAGTTGTCCTTCCTCATCTATGGTTGCAGTAGACTGGCCTGATGCTACGTCCTGTAGCATAACCATCATCATGTTACGTTCACCGCGAGCCCTCTCGGCTTCCTCCCTGGCTTCGATGATAGTCTGAGTAGCTCGCCTGGCGATGCTCTCCCACCGTGCGGCCTCCCTCTTAGTTGCCAGAGCGAAGCCGAAGCAGAACCCGGCGGTGATGCACACCGCCAGGAGGATAAGGGTAAGGGCTGTCATCTACATCTCCATCTTCACGACTTCGCCGAACGGCGCCTGATCTGAGTAGGTCGAAACCCACAGGACAGGGTACTCAGGCTCAGGACCGAAGTCCGAACAGCACAGGTCAGTAAGGAACACACAAGCAACAGGCTCGACCTGCTGCTCTTCGAGGTAGCGGAACACCGGTGAGAACGCAGTACCACCGCCGCCGTGCGGCTCGACCACCACCTCGTCGTCCGGCTCGAACATATCGTAGTGGCTCACCTCGCTGTCGAAGTAGACCACATGCAGAGCCGACGGCCGGCTGTCCTCGTGAACCTTGACGATCTCCGCAGCATACTGGTTGATCTCGTCATTACTGATAGAGCCAGAGCAGTCTACTGCGAACACGATATCACCGAGGGTCTCACCGGATACGGTGGGGAGGTACAGCCCTTGGCTGAGGAACCGGCGGTTGGGCCGGGCAAACGTCCTGGTATCTGCCTTGGCCTTGGTCACGAAGTCCTGCAACACACGGCGCCAGTCCACCTTGGGGGCAAGGATACCATCTACAAAGCGCTGCATACCGGCTGAGAGCTTGCCCATCATCTTGGCTGCCTGAGCAGCCTGGGCCACCGTAATGCGCCACTCAGCGGCCTCCGCAGCCTGTTCTGCGGGGGAACCATTGCTGGGTACAATATCCTGACCGATGCCGCCGTCACCGTCACCGTCACCGTCACCGTCACCGTCGGCCAGGGTGGCGTAGATACCCTCACTGGTCTTGCCGCCGGCGTTGTAGATACTCTCGTCGAGGAGACCACCCTCGATGAACTGACCGATGCCTTCATCGGTAAGCAACTGGTTGATGACGTAGTCGGCAGCATGGTTCCACTTCTTGAGGTCACGGCCCTTAGCCCGGAGGTGGTGCTCCAGCATAGGGTGAAAGACCTCGTGGGCTACGAGGAACACAAGCTGGCTATCGGTCAGCTTGTCCATAAAGTCAGGGTTAAACCGAACCTGCTTGCCGTCAGTCGCCGCAGTCGGTACGTCATCGGATATTGTCATGGGCATCTTGAGAGCGATGCTGCCGATGAACGGATGCTCCAAGATGAGGGAGGTCTTGGCCTTGCTGAGGCGGGTGTTACGATCCATTGCTACGATCCTTCCTAAGTTTGGTTTGTTCCAGCCGGTATGCTTCTGTGAAGCGTGCTGCCCAGGTCGCGAACGACCTGGGGAACATAAGGACAACTATGAGAACAAGTTCCCACAGTGAGACGGGGGCACTATCCAAGATCACTTCACTCCCATGAAAGCGTCCATCTTAGCCATGATATCCTCCGCAGTCGCTGCGGTAGACTTACGCACTGTAAGGTCGGCACGGATAGCATCCGTCGGCACCGACACCAGTTGCAACTCGACCTCCTGCCGCATAGCCTCCAGGTTAGGGTCGTCGGTCAGGTTGAGCCGTGGCAGCAGGTCGCACAACTCCTTGGCGTTATCCAACATGCTGTCGTGGATACGTCCCTTGGGGTCGCTGCACCTATCGGCGATGAGCCTGACCCGTTCATAGAGCCGGTTCCACACGTCGGCCATGGCGTTCTTGGCAATACTGTCGTAACGCTCCTGCATCTCAGCCTGGAGCCTACTCACCTCAGCGTCACCCAGGCTTACCCTGAAGTCGTCCGACGGAACCGGCAGCACGACCATGTCCATCTTGAACTTCTGCTCAATCGCACTGGGCTCAGGGTAGTCGCCCGGATCGTAGAGGTTGCCAAGGAACCGCTGGGCGTCCTGCTGGAGCGTCGGATACCCCTGGACGAACTGGTCAACCAGATATTCCCAGTCCGCCTTGGCCTTGCGGAAGTCCGCCATGAAGCTGAGGTAGTTGGCCGACGGCAAAATCCTGGTGCCGTCGATACCCCAAGGGAGTGTGTTCCTAAGGAACTCATGGCGGAGGAAGCTGGTGAGCTTGTGAACATCGCCGAGCAGGTCGTTTGCCGGCAGTAAGGACTTGTTGTACCGGCCAGCGGTATCGCTGGCATAGTTAAGCTGGTTGACCTGCCGGGTTGCCGACTTGTCCAGCTTACGGGCTGTCCACTGGCTGATGTTCAGGGACACGAGAAGGGCACGATCTGATAGCTGCATGTTATCCTCGGTGGGTTAGTCGTTTGATGGTCTTGAAGGTGCGGTACAGGTCAGGGTGTTTGTCCACGAGCCGAAGCACATGGTCCATGATCTGAGACCGAAGGTGGCCCGTTTGATACGGGCTCACCCTCCTAGCACTGGCGTCGTAGTACGCCATGAGGCGTTGGGGTAGGATGCTGTCTTGGGGTATGGCCTCCCTTACGATGAGGAACCTAACGAAATCGCCGACCTCATCGAGGTCGGCGAAGAAGTCGTAGTTAGAAGAGGACTTCATGGTGCTTGGTAGCCCACACAGTGAAGGCGTTGGTGGTAGTCAGGTCAGCGTCACGAGTGACCGCCATGGTCACAGTGAGCACACTGAACTCCGGCGGTACCCGGTCCAGGTAGCGGCACAGGTTGTCGAAGTTGGTAGTGCTAGCCCGACTGGCCAGGGCACCGGCCAAGGCGTAGAGGGTGACGGGATCATCCGGCACCTTGGCCTTGTCAGGGTTAAGCAGGATGGCGTCGGGGTTGGGCAGCTTCCGATAGACCTTGAGGAAGCCCAGGAACTCAGCCGCTGCCCCCTCGCCGACGGCGCCCTTGAAGCACTCGTACTCTGCTTCAACCGGTATATGACCAAGCAGAGCACTAACACCCTGAACCCACGACCTCGGAGTGGGGTTCTGATCCTGCTGCGGATTGAAATCATGCAGCTGGTTAGGGCGGTAGCGGAGGTATGCTACCACCACGGGGTCTACACCGTGGTCGAGAGCCCATTTGGACCAGTCGTCGAGGTGGGTCTCCAACTCAATAACCGTCTCACGGTTACGAAGGTGGCTGAGTACCCGGTTGGACCCTGCCCGGTCCTGCTTACGGTTGCCGGTGGAGACCACCTGCCAACCGTCGGCCATGGGGACGCCGTGGAGCGTCTTCTCCTCGCAGATATTGGCCAGCACTTTCTGAACATCAGCACTGGCCTGGTTACGGTCGTCGAACAGCAGGATGCCACCGTTCTCGGTGCCAGGCTTGCCCTTGTAGGGATACCAATGGGGCATCTTGTAGTTGACGACTACGCCGCTGGCGTCGAGGTAGGGGATGCCGAAGTCCTCCACCAGCATGGTGGCCGTATGCTGCATAATGAGCGGCACTCCGACGATATTGGCGACCTGCTTACCGATGGTGGTCTTACCACCACCGGGAGGCCCCTCGATGCACACGGTACGACCGAGGTGGTAGAGGGCGACGAGAGTGTCGATAAGAGTAATGGGACGCATCTGCGTTTTCCTTAGTTGGTGGTTGGTGGTTGGTTACTTGAGGTGCTTGGCCCAAGCGGCGCTGTCGGCCGGGACAAGGTAGAGGACGGCGTGCCAGGCAATGTCGAGCCGTGGAGCCATCGCATCAATGACGGTCTCCTTAGTCGGGCCAGCTATGAGCTGGTTCAGCCCAGCGTCAGTACCCCAACGCCGGATGATCCTAGCGTTGACGGCCGTCACCATCTTGGTGTCG